ACTGCCCCATGTTGTAATTTCCGCTGTATAAATCTTCGTATAACATTAGCTAGAGCCACTCCTATATCCTGTGCTAGAAGTTACTGTAGCTGTGTCGTCTTCCTCTGTTGATTTCGGATCAGGCGTTTGAGCAACCTTTTTAAATATGCTATCTGATACTGTTGTAGCAAAATTAAAGTTAGCGTTTCTTCTTGTTTGTTTTGCTTTTGCTAATTGTAATTGTTTAGAAGATTCTATCTTCGCAGCTCTAGCTAAACCTTGTTGCGCATCTGCTTGCATGCCTCTAGCGTTTTTTAAAACATTTACTTGGTCAGCTCTTTTTGCAACTAAACCTTGATACCTACCTTGTAATGCTTGAGCTCCAGCTGCAGAGGCCATATTTGCAGAAGCATCTACTGCTCTTGTAGCAGCTAATGTGGGCCTAGCTAAAGCTTGCATTGTGTCAGCTTGCGCCCTGCCTGTGGCTACACCTTCATAGTTTTCTGTATTAGCTCTATCTCGTAGTCCAGTTAATTTAGGTCTATAGTTTTCTCTGAAAAACTTCTTTTCAGCCATAGAAACGGATGCAAGTGCTTTTTCTTGCGCACTGGCTTGAAACTCTGATTTTTTAGGTTTACTACTCATTCAACATCTTTCCTATAAATTCGTGTGTCTAACTTCCATCCAATCTTTTTGGTGTACGGTTCCATTTCTGAAACTCGTGATCTCGCTTCGAGATACTTACAACCTGCGTCTTTAGCAAGGTTGTTAAACCACTCATTATGGGCCAACCACTCGTGTCCGCCCTTTTCATAAGTATACGCTATCCATAGCAGCAATGTCTTGTCTTTTGTAAACGCATCAACTTCTATAGTTAATACCAAAAAACCTATAGGAGAGGTGTAAAGGAACGCTCGGTCATTTACACATTCGCTATAAACATCCTCAGGAATAAAAGTAATAAAAGGATCTTCTTCTATTATCTCAACTATACCTGGTTTTACCTTGTCCCAACACTGACGTATATCAGTATAGACGGGTTCCTCAATAGTCGATTTCCTTTCCGTACTTTCCATACCGTCTCCTTGGCATACCTATTCCTTTGTACTTAACAGTTCTTTTTACTCCCAGGTCTCCACCTCGGGCCTTTAATTCTGCTTGTTTTACTTCTGTATTGAATGCAAACAAATAATCTTGTGCTGCGCCTATATCACTCCACTCTCTGTTAGGCATTCTTAGTAGCCTATATAAAGTGCCATAAATAATAGCGTCTCTATATTGGTTAGAAACTACAGTATCTATATTATTTGAAGTTCGACTTGGTTTTAATGCCACGCTTGCTATAACTTGTTTTGACCCACTGGGCACTGGTACTATCCAAAAAGTAGAGGGTGTTTTCTGCAGATAGACATGTGGATTGCCTGTTCTGTTTCTCCAATCTGGGTAATTTAACTCTAAGCTACGTGGACTGATGGGGTCCATATCGTTCCCATCATGTGTCATTAATAAGACTTGGTGTACTTCTGTGCCTGTAGGTATGTCAAAGTCATACTCAAATACCCCTGAAATTGTACTAAAAGGGTCTATATCAAGAATATAAGCTTTTGATCTTTCACAAAACTCTATTGTTGCAGAACGTAAGTTTTGTTCTACCAAAGAGTCTGGACATAAAGGTACGTAAGGTAGAACTTCTTTAACTAAAGAAGAGTAGGCTGCCACATTTACCTACCTTGCTGTTGCATTACCCTAGGAACAGCGCCTATGTTAGAAACTGGATCATTGTTCGGATCTAACAACATTTGACCTTGCTTACCTTGTCCAATACTAGCTGTAAATAATTGATAATGGTTTTGTGCTCTTTGTGCGTTTCCTGCATACTCTGCGTCTTTCATGTATGCTCTATATAACACAAAGTCAATAATCGCATTTGCATATATATCATCTACACTAATAGTTGCAGAACTATTTGCTAGGTCTGTTGGTGAATTAGAAAATACAATCTCTACAAAAGCATTCCCAGCTACTCCTGGATACACATAAAAGTTTCTTGGATCATCTTCATCAAACATATAATGTTTAACTATTGTTCCGTGTGCTGCATCTCCAGAAACAGTCGGATCATTCCAATTTGGCTCTTGTGTGTTAAGAATATCAGCGTTTACTATTCTAATAGCTCTTTTACCAGTAGCACTTCCGCTAGCTGCAGACATGTTTCTAGTTAATTTAATTAACCTTAAACCACCAGATGGTAAAGATTGTTTTGTACCTGTAGCTAGCTGTACGTTAGAAGTTGTTGCTGATGACTCAGGTCTGAAATTTACAATTTCTCTTTGAGCATCGTTTATATATCTAAGTAACTCAGCTTCTGGCCACCTAACACTAGTAGTGTCTTGTAAAGTGTCCTGAATCCTACTTAGTAAATTAGCGCCTGTAAGTGTCCCTGCCATAATTTATTACTCCGCTGCTTTTAATTCCTCAATTAAAGCTGATTTCTTTTTACGCCTATCGAGCTCTATGCCCATAGTGCGACCGTGTTCTTCTAGTTGTACTTTAGTCATAGCTTCTAAGTCTATAGAAATTTCTTCAACAGGTTCTACAACCTCTTCTACAATTTCTTCTACAACTTCTTCTACAACCGGTTCTTCTACAGGTGCAGGAGCCATTGCTGGAACTTCTGATTCTTGTACTTCTATACAACCTGCTTGCAAACAAAGTAACCCCATGTCATGTCCGACTTGTCTAGGTTGATTTGCTTGTAAATTAATACTTGCACCCCAAGTTGAGGCTACATACTTGTCTTCTTTTGATACTATCCACATAATCTTTACTCCTTAAATATGGGTGACTCTAAAAGCCACCCATAAAATATACCACAATTAGTATGCTACATCTAATCTAATAACACCAAAGTCTTCAGATTGTCCTGTGACATCTGAATGATACTTAGGCTTCTTAAGACCAAATATTTTACCAATTGAAATACCGTTCTGGTTTCCGTAGTCGAATGTATCTTCTACTATTTCTGGAGCACCAATATCAGCCATAGCTAATGCTTGAGCACCACAGAATAGACATGCAGATCCGTTTACGTCAGCGTTTGCACCCCATTTGTACCCAGCAGCTCCAGCATTACTTGAAGTACCTGCTGTTGCGCCAGTGGTGTTAAACACGTGTCTAAACTCATGAACCATTATGCCATCAACCATTAGACTTGAAGAACCAGAGAATAAGCTTGAACCAGGTCCTCTTACTCCAGCTTGTCTTACGTTAGCAAGAAAATCTGAATCAAGTTTTAGGTCAGCCATTACTTGAGGTGTTACAAATAAATGATATGTTTCATCATTACCTGCGCCTCTCATTCCTCTGATGTACTGATCTTTAGCATAAGCTTTTAGATCAACAATACCACCATAGCTTAGTTTGTCAGCTGCAACAGTTGCAGTAACATCACCAGCCACGATACCATTAGTAGCATCAAATCTTCTATGTCTATTAGAAGTTGGAGCGGATACATCTGAACCAAACGCTAAGTCATTTAGATTTTGACCTGAATTCATTGACGGTCTTAGACCACCGTTGTTTTTCAAGTTATATCCAATACCACTTAAAGTAAGGAACGCTAATTGGTCCATTCTGTCAGCCATTGCATAAGCAAGAGCATCTCTTGAATGTTCCCTAAAGTTCACAACTGATTTTTGGTCAGCCAGTCTACCAGACAGTCTGTTCGCAAATCTTAGTTGGTCGAGTCCTACGACTATGTCGAAGGCTCTTAGTGCCTCTTCATTTCCTTCGAGAGTGTTGTCTCCAACAATACCATCACCAGTCATATCGGCTAAAAGTGTTAATACAGCTCTAGCTCCTTTTTCTGATTGAGTAAGTTCAGATATAGTCTGAACCATTGCGTTAGATCCGCTACCCGCGAATTGGTTAATGAAAGACATATTTCTAGCTACACGCCAGAAATCACGAGACCAGATCGTTAATTGTTCACTGGTCAACGCAGCAAAGTTTGTATTTGCCATGATAAGTCTCCTATCATTAATGTTTATTAACCAGTCGACTTATTGGAGCGACTTTTATCCGTGTACCCT